CCTATCCCCTGTGTGCCTTGGCAGTCTCAGCCTCTCTATGGGCAGTCGGTGATGGTTTAAAAGTTGTTATGCGCTGGAGGTAAGTTGCGCAGTGTGGGAAAGTACATCAAATTCCCCACCATGGCAACACCTTTATGCCGCGTCCTCTGAATTTTCTGCGTGAATAACCTGCCACACTGGCTCTTGAGCTTGGATATCCACTTCCTCAATAGCCTTTCGCAGGAAATTCCAGATGTCGAGCCAATCGCGATCCCAGTGCTTGGGCTGGATGGCGACTCCGTACAGCTTCATCATGGCGTCAGACACCCGAGCTGGGCCCCATGGATCACCCCCGTTTGCCTCGGCTTTGTATGACTGCAGGGCGCAGGTGATCAGGCAGTGCACCTTCGCAGCCTTGGCATCCGTGAGCGCACTGAAGTCAGTGTCCGACCAGATCAGCTTCTCAGCGTTAAGCATGTGCACTACGGTCATGCTCGGGTGATAAAGGTAGTGCCCCAACTGCTGCACCTGGAACGGCAGCGACTCGATTGCCTTCTGCACCTTCCCCATGGTCACCAGGTGCGCAGCTCGATGTGTCGATCGGCCGATAGGCGTGCGGCGCGTCTCGGCAATGTGGATCTTCTGGCGCACAGCCATGATGCGCTCTTCTTTGTCCTCGCCCTGGGCGGCAAAGATGACCTCTCGAAGCGCGGCCTTTTCCTTCCGGACGACAGTTGCGGATTTTGCCCGCTCGGCCGCCGCTGCACTGATTGACGCGTTCGACTCATGCTGTGCGTCTGTCCACGCTTGACGTGCGTTGATCAATTTCATGCTGCCTGCCCCTTCTTCAGTTCGCGGGTCTTGGCCCGGTATTCGGCCTTGATGGCCTTCAGGTCATCGATGGTGTACTTGCGCACGTTCTGATCGGATTCGAGAGCGTCCACCACCTCCTGACCGATGCGTGCGATGAGGCCGATCCGGTAATCCACGGCGTTACCTGATAGAAACCGGTTGTCTTGTTTGCTCTGGGCGTGACAGTTGCGCTCATCGAAGCGCAGATGGGGAGCGGAGCCGACGCTGCGGTAATGGCCGGCGTCTACAGCATTTCCGCTCCAGTCCAGTGGCTTTCCGCTGGAAATACACGCGTGGCCGGCCGCGAAGTCGCGGGCACGGATGTATGCGTTGAATGCCTGCTGAGCTTCGCGCAAGTGGTCACCGCGACGCTTCAGCTTCTCCTTGCGGACCTTGATCTCGCGGCGCTCGATGCTGGCCAGCGACTTGCGTTTCTTCTCCTGCTTGTGCCGCGCGATGACGACTGCGCAGTCCGGCGAGCACCAGGACTGAAAACTCACGCGCGGGACGAATGAGGCCCTGCAGATTTTGACCGCGCACTTTTTTGGGCGCGGCTGCTTCCGCTCAATCGTCATGCAGCCTCCTGGCTCAGCAGATCATCGAAGTACACGCCCTGAGGCGCGAACCGCGCGACGATCCTGTCTGTGTAGGCCACGCCTTGGGCGCGATTGAACAGGCTTGTCACCGGAAAACCGTCTGGGCCGAACAGATGGCAGCCGCCCATCATGGCCAGCTTCGTCTCGTACGGGAGGTGACGCATCACCCGATACCACTCAGCCTGAAACCCGGCGTCTTCGTTCAGCAGGATCTGCACGCCGATGTGCAACTTGCAGTACCGGCGAGCGTCAGCCTCATCTCCGATCGGAGTCATCTTAGCGATGCGCTTGTACATCGCGAACCACAAGCGGTTCTGGTCGAGCGTGCGGTCCTTGCCCGGGCGCAGTGAAACCACGACGAACTTCTTGTCGCGGAACATCGCGCTGAGCGCGGTGATAGCCTCGGAGAGCTTAGCCGGGCAGTTGACGCTGATCTTGTCAGTCATGGCTGAATCGCCTTTGCCGTGGAGCAGTCGAGCTCACCGACCACCTCGCAAGCGATACTGAATGCCGGATCGCCCAGGCGAGTCGATTGCATGATGCGTGTCATGCCTTCGAGCAAGGTTTCGATCTGCTCCCGTTGTTGTCCGGCACCACGCTGCAAAGCCTGTACCTGTCCGCGCAGCGCAGCATTCTCCGCGTTGACGTGGCTGAACTGCGTGGCGATGTGTTCTTCCAGTGACACCTGGTCACGCTGCCAGTCGAGCTCGTCGTGGTAGTAGCCGAAGCGCTCGCAAAGGCTGCGGTGGAAGTTTTTGAAGCTGGCCTCAGCCTGCTTTTTCTGTTCAGTGATATCGGTCATTGAGCCGCACTCCTTGCTTTCAATTTTTCGGCCTGCTGAGTCAGCAGCGCCAGGCGATCCGCCAACTCATTGGCTGCCAGAATTCGCAGTTCTGTTTTTTTCTCGGCTGATGCTTTCCGCATAGCCAGCATCGATTCCTTCACTCCGGCGAGCTTCTCGCGAAGCTTTGGCGAAGGCCTTGCAACTTCACCGCTGAGCAGCGCAACGACAGCCCGACCGTCTTCAGTGACCGGCGCGACACTCAAGTCGGCCAGGTACTGCTGAGCGCGCTCCTGTGGGATTCGCTGCATCTGCATGGCTTTGGTGATCGCCTGTGTGCGGCGGTTGGCGTCGAAGCCAACAGATACGTGCCAGTTCACCTGTTTGTTGTCCTCCCGGGCCTGCCCCACCAGTCGCTCGTAAGCGCTGTTGAACGCCATGCGCGCACCGACCTTGTCGCCACCATCGAGGACAGGTTTTGCAGCGGCCAGCGCGAGCTGAATTTCGTCGGTCAGCACCACGGTTTCGAATTCATCGTTCGTGGTCATGGCGATTGCCCACGCCTCGTCCTTGCCCGGCCGGCCATCGGCGGCCTGCACCCGTTGGAGAATGTCGGCCATCGCCAGCTTGCCCTTCACCTCGAAGCGGCAGGCCTTCAGGGCAGCCTTCACGGTCGGCACCGAGTAGGCGCAGAGGTCTTCAGCCATCATCGCCGCAGTGCCTGGGTTCATTTCCTGCCCCATTGCCTCGGCGGTGGCGCAGATCGCTGCGGCGAGCCCGGCTACCTGCTGATCGTTCATTTCAGAGGTATTCATTGCGCTCTCCCCCTTGGCGCTTGGCCAAGACCATTTGCGCGGCCTGTTCGGCGGCGGAGACGTTCGCTTCAGTTCGCTCCATCTGGCGTGCGGTTGTCCCGTTGATGCGCTGACCGGTCACCCACTGGGTGTGATAGCTCTCGGCGTTGGCCAGCAGCTCGTTGAGGCTGTGGCACTTGCGCAGGACACCGGCGTCACTGGTCTTCAGGTAGTGAGCGGCGACGTGGTGGGCGACATCGGCGCCGAGCCGGTCGACCAGTTGACCGAGCTGTCCACCAACCTTGGCGTTCCACACCGGCCAAGCGCCGTTGTAGCGCTTGCGGTATGCCATGGCGTAGTTCGCCCAGACCTTGAAGGTTTTGCAGGACTGATCTTTGGGGCCCGGCATGTCAGCGGGGATCTCAACCCGTGGAGCATCGACGCGATCAACCACCAGCACCAGGTTGCGGGACTGAGCCGGCACGACCTCGGCGGAAGCCGGGGGTGCAATTGGTTCAATGACCGGTTCATTGACTGGTTCAGAAGAGTGACTGGTTCTGGGTGCAGCTCCTGCACTACCCCCTAGTGCAGGAGATTCACTAGGGGGTGAACCTGCTGCACTACTCTGGTGAATCTGCTGCACTACCCCTGGTGCAGGAGGTGCACCACCATCAAGAGTCAGGAAGTAAACATTCGACGAATTGCCCTTCGGCCCACCCTTCCTGATTTCCTTGCGCAGCAGCCCTGACTCGCACAACGCGGTGATGTGGTTCATAACGGAACGTTTACTGATCTCGCACTGATCGGCGATGTGTTGATAGGACGGCCAGCACTCCCCCCAGTCGCTGGCATTGTCTGCCAGTTGATGAGGACCAGCTTGCGAAGCGGGTTGCCGACGCGAAGCTTCATCGCGGCAACCATAAGGCCCATGCTCATGCAGCACCTCCAGCAACGAGCAAGACCTGCTGAGAGCTCACACCCAGCGTGAATGCCTTCACCTGAAAGATCTTGTCGGTGAACTGCATGTCAGGTGTTCCTGACGTGAACGGAAAAGACAAAAGCTCGCGACACGTTTTGAGAATTCTTAAAACGTGTCGCGACATTGTTCGGGGTATTGCTCGAGTTGACTTGGCTCTGCATAATCGGGCCTCTCTAGTTTTACGAATCAGCCGACCTCGACCGTCGGCTTTTTTGTGTCTGAACTTCAGGCCGCCTTCACGGATTGCTTGAACACTTCCAGGCTGACGATCACTTCCTCAGCTTCCTTAAGCAGGCTCGTTTTCTCGACCGAGCAGACGCGCCCATCAGCCTGTGCGTCGAACGCAAGCCGGGTAACGTCGGCAAGATCAGCGTGCAGCCTCAGAAGTGCGGCATTGAGATTGATGCCTTCCGGCTTTTCCTTCGGAACCAGGTCAAAACCGAACGCCTCCGCCCATGCTTTGAGCGGACGGAAGTCCTGGGTGAACTTCATGATCCGATGCAGCTCTTCCACGTTCATGCGGTGAGTGTCGTAGTCCGGGTTTGCCTTCTGGGAAAGAAGCGTCCGTGACTTAAAGTCAGCGCCTTCGGCGATCTTCTTGGTGCCATGGTCGTCAACCACGTCATAGATCGCCTTCATCAATTCCTGCATGTCACACCTCGAAATTTGTTACGTGGCTTTTGCGCCACCAGCGGCGCGATCATTTGCTCAAGGAACGGCGGACAGGAATCTCAGGCGGCAGTTCTTTGAACTGGAAGCTGGCACGGAAATGGACGAACTTCCTCCGCTGTCAGCTTTCCATCCTCATGTTCAATGACCAGGATTTCCCTGGCCGCTTTCAAGGCTTTGGAAATGGCTGGAGCACTTACACCAAGACCCTTGGCGACAGCGGACTGCCCGATACGCTCAACCAGTTCTGGCAGTGGCGTCTTTTTCATGTCATTGCCTCAGAAGACTTTGTTAGACCAAATATTAACCGGCGGTTAGTTTTCTAGCAATACCGGCGGTTGCCGCAATAAAATTAACCAACGGTTAAATTTCAAGGATGAGCAGAAAGAAAGAGCTGTCCCCAGAACTGAAAGCCGAGTGCGACGCCGCAAAGGCGCTTTTCGTATCGAAAAAGAACGCGCTCGGATTGACCCAGGCGAGCCTTGCTGCGGAGGCTGATATATCAGCCGCCGCGGTGGCGATGTACCTGAATGGAACGAATCCTCTGAACGCCAAGTTTGCTGCGGTTCTATCGCGCTTACTTGGTGTTCCAGTCGAGCGCTTCAGCAAGCGACTTGCGCGCGAGATCAGCGGGCTGACAAGTGTCGCCGAAGCGCCATCGATTTCGACGCTTTCCGCCGCTGATATGGTCCGCCAGATGCTCGATAACCAGGGCAAAGGGCTTACTGACGCTGCAAGGAAAAGATTGATGGCAGCCGCTGAAGCGGATGATGCCGGGGGGGCCATCGATATTGACTACTACCGGCCTGGCGTTGTGGGTGATGAGGTATGGATCGCGCACTATGACGTCCGCGCTGCGATGGGCGGTGGCCAAATCCCCCACGACTATCCCGAGTTGCTGCAGGATGTCCGGGTGAGCCCTCAGCACCTGCGGGAAATGGGGATTGAGTTCAAAGAGCACTTTCACCTGAAAATCGTGACCGGATGGGGCCAGTCGATGGCGCCGACAATCAAGCATCGCGACCCGCTGCTGGTCGACATCAGCATCCGGGAATTCGTGGGGGATGGGATCTACATGTTTTCGTGGGAAGGCCACCTGTACATCAAGCGCCTGCAGTGGATCGGCGATGATCAGATACGAATGATCTCGGATAACACAAGGCACCAGCCGCAGACAATCAGGGCCAGTGAAACATTTGTTCAAGCGCGTGTGTTGCTGGTGTGGAATGCGCAACTTTTATAGCACTTATTATTCATGGTGATTTCAGTGGAAAAGGAATTCTCCTTATACGATTTCTCGGGTTCTAACGCTATTACCCACGAAGGTATAGCCAAGCACTTTAGGAACGTTAAATCATGGCAAGCTATAGCAGAATTAATTTGGAACGGCTTTGACGCTGGAGCATCTGACGTTCGCGTTTCAATTACCGAAACACCAGCCGGCGGCACCGAGTACTTGACAGTACTCGATAACGGATCAGGAATTGAGTTCAGAGAGTCTTCGAATAATTTCAAGAGATTCAATGATTCGTTAAAAGTTGCTTCTTATGATACCCATGGCTCACAAGGCAGAGGACGACTCGCCTTTAGTCAGATTTGCAATCACGCAGAATGGTACACTAGGCATCTCGGAGAAGATGCATTAATAACCGTCACCAGTTCAAACTTGAGCAAGGTCTCGGGAAAACAAATAAAATCAGATGATACTCACCCCCTTCTGGCTCCTTATACTACCGGCACGTGTGTCGAGCTAAAAAACTTCAAAAGCAACCTACCATACACCGACTCCTTAGCTAGTGACTTCAGTAAAGAATTTGGTGGTCACTTTATTTTAAAGCCACACCGATCCCTTTGGTTAAATTGTGTAAAAATCTTGCCACAGGAACATCTTGAATTCAAAAAACTGTAGATCTTGAAGTCGACATTTTTGACATTCGACTTATTCGATGGAAAGAAAAGCCTGGCAATGACAAATCATATACATATTTCGTAAACAATGACGGCAAAATTCTACATAGGATGCATAGTTCAGGAAACAAAAAGCCTGAATATTTTGTTAGCATTTATGTTAGTTCACCCTACTTTGAACGATTTACCCCTAACTCGGAAACCCTATCAGAGCCCGTCGAGTCGTTCCTACAGAGTAAGCTTGGGCGAAATCTAGAAAAACAAATAAAATTATTTATTGCTGATAACTACGCCTCTTTTTTGATTAGCCAAGCAGAGGATCAGGTTGCCAGATACGAGTCTGAGGGTGACTTCCCTGCGCATCCCGAGCTTGGAAGCGCAGAACGTAGCTGGCGTCTTAGTTATGTCAAAGAAATTGTAAAAAGCGTGATAATCAAGGAGCCGACGCTATTTATTGGAAGTAATAAAAAACAGCGCCGTGTAATAATTCGGTTATTGGACAGACTTGCCGTATCAAATGAAAATAGTGGAATATTTGACATCATCGAGAGTATTCTCGATTTGGATGCTGCCACTATGAAGACATTTGCAAATCAGATTAACAAAACTAAACTTGAGAACATCGTCAATACAATAGAGGTTCTCCAAAAACGCGAAAATGCAATTCATCAAATCCAAGAAATAATGGATGTGCATTATAAAGGCGTTCTTGAAACTCCTCACCTTCAAGGAATTATTGAAAATAACACTTGGCTATTCGGTGCTTCCTACGAAATATTAGGGGCGGAAGAGGATAGCTTCACTAAGGCTGCCGAAAACCTTAGGCTAGAAATAAAAAACATAGAAGATGTAGATGTTGGAGACTTGGCGGACGGTGTAACCGTAGAAGGCGCACAAAAGCAAGTTGATTTGCTCCTAGTTAGACGTCAGCCTCAGTATGACCCAAATGGGGAAAAATATTATCGCTGTGTAATTGTCGAAATAAAAAGACCAGGTGTAGCGTTAAATGACAAACACCTTCAACAGCTAGATCAATATGCATCCATCATAAGTAAGTATCCAGCCTTCCAGAGCGACCTCACTAGATTTGAGCTAATACTAATCGGAAGAACCATATCCGCTGAGGCATTCAATATCGGACAGCGCTTAGAGTCGAACAAGGTCCATGGCGAGCCTGGAATCATTACTAAGACCGCAAAAGTAAAAGCCTATATCAAACATTGGCCTAGAATTTTTGATGAGTTTAACCTCACCAATGATTTCCTATTAGAAAACCTTAAAACTCAGCGAGCGGATCTCTCAAAAATGACGAAGGAAGATCTACTGGCAGATTTAAAAGCCCCAGCCTGAAAATTACAAGAAGCCCGCTTTCAACGCGGGCTTTGATTTTCTGTCAGAAAGGTGCGGGTTCCTCCATTGCCATTTCAAAAACATTCTCCATTTGAATGGCTCGTCCCTCCTCCGCTGGAGGCTCCCACCTAAGCGTCACTGCCCCATCATCGTCGAAAGTCATATCTATGCATTCCGTCTCTGACAGAAGGCCCATCACCTCCTCCCACTCCCTTTCTCCATCCATCACCGACTGCCCATAGAGAGGCTGAGACTGCCAAGGCACACAGGGATAGG